CCCTAGACCTGTGATAGAAGCAACCGATTCATACAAGAAGAACGTCGGTACTATATCATACGGTGGAGAGAAAACTTATACACTTGGAATTAAAAATACTAGTGTAGTAGTACCTCTACATGCATGGCGACATATGGCTTTTGTTCGAAAAGTTACAGGCGAAACAAGTTTTATCTATAATGGTTACAATACAAATTCTATTCTAGTTGAATGGGATGATTGCGACATTAAAGAAGTTGAAGCTTATGAACTTGCTTTTATTACTTTGCCTAACAAAGGAATACAACAATTTAAAAACATTACACGTAGAGTCTTCCCTAAATACGACAGCTATGGCTCAGAAATTGTACACTGTCTTGCTCCTACGTCATACGTACTTGATTTGACAGATTCATGTGTTAAAATTTCAAGTATCTTTGAAGTAGAATTTGATCCCGTTTTAGATGCTACATATTATTGCAGAAGTGAAGCACTTGATTATAGAAACGCAGAGATAGATGAATGGATTTTAACAAGTATCCAAAGGAAAGGCATGTGTATGTCACCTTATATGGATATTAACGGTAATATCTTTGGATTGCATGTTGCTGGTAATGGAGGATATGGTTCGGAAACAGGTTATGCTGTACCGTTCTATAAAGAAGTTATTGGTGAAGCACTTGGACATGAAACAATTATAACTCCGATTCATGCTAAGGTTAAGAAACCTCAGCCCAACTCTGGTATTCAAGAACATTTGAATCTTACATATGAATATACTGTACTTGATGCACCATATCATACGTTTGACACAAAGATCTTGCCCTCACCTCTTCAAGCACATTTATACGAACCTCGAAATGAACCTTGCATACAAACACGAACTGACCCACGCTATACACATGGTGGCGACCCTCTTTTAGATGGTGTTGCAACTATTGGAAATGCCACGTATCCTGTTGAATATGAAATTGGACGACTATGTCAGGAAGCAGTAAGTAATGAGATACTCAGTCACATGAGAGCTCCTTACATGCAGCCTCCTGTCTCGACTTTTGAAGCAGTAACAGCTGAAAAGGCACCTAATTCGTCTCCTATGAATATGAGTGCTAGTGCTGGTTACCCTTTAAACAAGAAAGGCTCAAAGAATCCGAAGAAAAGAGATTTTGTTGACACTAAAACTCGAGATTTGGATAAAGAAATTAAAGAAGAAATTGAAAAGGATTACGAGACACGCTGTAAAGGTGAAAGTGTCGGAACTCTTTTCTGGGCCCATTTGAAAGATGAGACCCGCCCTAAAGAAAAGCTTCGTAGAAAGGGTGGTACCCGTGTATTTTCAGTAAGTTCTTTGGAACTTAATGTTAATTCAAGAAGGGCATTACAACCATTTATGGATGCTTTTAATATAAATCCGATTGATTTGCATCATGCTATAACTCTTAATCCTACTAGTAGTGATTGGTTAGAGTTGTATTGTCGTGCAAGACAAAAAGGAAACAAGTTGATATTGTTAGATTATAAAAATTTTTCAGATAGCATTCCGACATCGTTTGTTTTTAGTGCTTTTGAGATAATCATGGATTATTATAGAAAGCACAATTTACTTACTGATGAATTACAAAATGCAATATGCACAATTGCAGAAGATATTGCTCAATCTAGATTGTTAGTTTATAATGATGTTTTTAGAGTCAACAACGGTGTTCTTGCTGGGCACCCTTTGACCTCAGTGATAAATTCACTTGTGAATTTACTTATTCTTTGCTTTGCCTGGATAAAGATTACACGCATGCCTCCGAGTGAGTTCTTCCGTCTCTGTTTTGTGATGGTTATGGGAGATGAC